CATCAGAGCGTCAAACTGAGACGTGTCAACACGAATGTTGACACTCTTGGCTCCCTTAGCCACTGTATACCTCGCAAACCAGATCCATGTAATCCTTGTTCGCGACATCGCGCAGCACTGATTGGATCTGATACGTCACGGAGCCGTGCACAACACGCATAGCAGCCGTCACACCGGCCTTGTAGCGAACTCGAATGCTGGCTTTGACAGTTGATGTCACCTCGCCAGATTTTATCGACTCCATGCCGCTTTTGTGGCGAATCTCAGCCCACACGGTCGCAAACGTCGTCCAAGTGTTGACTGGCTGGCCAATCTCATCCTGAGTAGCCGACTGCTGCTGAATCGTCACGCGATTTTTTAGGCTACCTGCTTGCATTTACATCCCCATGTTGATGCGGAATGGGTCAAGTAACCACTTGACGCCAAACGGCAATTCGACGATCGCTGATCTCATTGGCTGCACGGACGCCTCACGGTTTGCGTAGAGGTTTCCTACCTGCAAAAGAACAGCGCTTTTAACTGCATCGTTCATCACGAGTCCGTCCAAGTCGCTACCTGCCGATGACTCGTACAGTGTGCGGTTCAAATACATCGAGACGGCCTTCTCGCAACCGTCCAAATAGATTTGAATCAGTGTGTCTTCGTCGCTGTGATCAACGCGAAGGTGCAATTTTGCTTGCGCTAGTGTGGTGATGCTCATGGTCTTTCTTCCCAATGTCCTTTGAAGATAACCTTTGAGGTTTGGTTTCCTTCGTTTGTGATGGCGTAGTAATACGTTCCAGGGCCAACTCCTCGCTCAGAGCCTTGATAGGCCCCGACGGAAGACCCGACGCCACCTTGACTTGATGCAGAAATTCGAGTTCTGTCAATCATCACGCCTGGCGTATACGCTCCATCGTAAGCGAGCGTCACCTGACTAGCGGTGACTGGCGTTGTTGACATGGTGCTCTTGCGAATCACTGGCATCGAAGTCCACGGGCCAGCCGCAGAGCCGCCAGAATAAAGATCCATCCGAACAACTCCGGCGTCAATTATCAGGCTGGTGTCAAACAAAACAATGTTTACGCCAACAGTGGCTCTGATTGTTGCTGTACCTCCAGCTGCAATTGTGAGCTCCTGAAACGTGCGAAATTCTCTTCCAGCCCAAAAGCTAGTCTGCGCCACATCAACACGAACGCGAGCATACGGCCCGTCGTTGTCTGTCATTAAAACCTTTGGCGGATAAGCCTCAACGCGCTCGGCGTGCGTTCCATCCCCTCGGTCAACGAGGAGCTTTTTCAAGCCCTGCCAGAAAGCGAAGTTCGTATTGCTCATGCCCAGAGTTTACCTTTCAAAGCTCAGGAATCCAACTCTTTTTGACATCCCATGGTCGCGGGTTGCCATGGAAGCAGATCACGCTCGCGCCAGCCGGAGCCGATCTCATCGCGTGCACCTTGTAACTAAACACCTTGTTCGGCAGCTCGTTCTGCCATCTTTTGCACAGCAAAACGTCACGCAAATAACCCTGATCACCCCAGTGCTCGCGAGTGACGCAGCGCTTCATGTGCGCCTCTGGGTTTTCCATCCAGTCAGACCAAACTCTGTCTTTGTCGCGATTCTTGATCAACATCAAGCCGGACGCTGGCAAATTGGGTTTGTAAAAGTCACTCAGAAGAGTCGTGTGCTCCAGAGACTCAAGCTGCTCAATCCCACCCAAAACAACCGTATCAAGGTCGAAAAACAGCAGGTCGTCCTCGATGTCGGGCCGGAAAAGCTCCATCTTTGCCCACCAGCCTGGCCAATCGTGTTTGAGTCTTATGGTGTGCACACCCACTACCTCGACATCCGACAGGCAAACCAAATCAGGAACCTGCCGCGCAAGCCACTGTACGTGCTTCGGCCCGTACTCCTTGCCACTTCTTAAAACGCAAATTCTCACAGCAGATCCTCAAGATTTCGTCTCGGAAACATATCGAGCGCCGTCACTCGGCTTGCATTGATGATTTCAGCGTCTGGATGGTCATCTCTGAGCCGCTTAAACAGCGCAGGCCACCTGTCTATCTGCTTCGCATTTGCGAGCCCTCTGGGGTGGTTTCCGTGCCAGTGAGCCTTGCCGTCTGTGTGCTGACAATCAAACCCAAGCATGATCACGCGCTCTGCATCGCCGAACAGCGCCAAAGACACTCCGCCGGCACCAGAATTTCCATAGGCGTTGAATTTCGCAGGATTCAGGTACGTCGTCATGTACTTCGCTGGCAGATTGTTCGTGCAGAACCTCTGGCCAACGAAGTCACGATTCACTTCATCAAGATGCAACGACCACCATGGCTCATCAAGAGCAAACAGAGCATCAGCCCAGGGCGCAGCTCTGAATGTGGTGTTGGCAACGACTACTGCTTTTTGGCCTTGCGTCCAGTCTTGCTGACTTTCTTCTCTGGCTCGCCAGTCTCTGACTCGCTCGATGTCTCCTCTTGTGAGGCTTGGCCCACTGGCAAGGACGACGACTGTGCCTCCTCGCCATCTTCCACTAAAGGGCGATCCATTGCCTCCTTGGTTTCCATGCGCACGGCTTCACCGCGCTCAATGAAAAACTTGGCCAACGAGTCATTTACTTCAACAGGCACGCCGGCTGGGAGACGGCCGTAGCCAACAGCCATGATTGGCTTTTTCGAGGTGATAACGATTTTCATAGGAGATGCTCCAATCTTGCGCTTTTGCGCTGGTTTTCCTCAGCCCACAAGGGACGAAGGTTTGTAAAGTGGTTAAGTCGGATTATGTCATCTTCACAAGCTGCTGTCGCTAATGGGATGATGTGGTCGATGTGCCATAGATCTCTGTTTTCCCAAGTCATGCCTTTTTGGAATTGTCGCTCAATGTGAAAGTGAAACTCTTCCCAAGTGCAACCAAGGATGGTTGCCGTCCTTGTTTTTTTGCCATACCCACGATTAAAAAGGCCGACCCTAATCAAAGATGAGACTGAAAATTTAAGATGAAAAAACTTGTCTGTTTTGAGCCTATTTAGCCTGTACTCTTTTCTGTACTTTCTTATTTTTTCTTCGTTCTTTTCAAAGTACTTAGCCACTCCAGCGATTCTTTTTTCCCTGTGCTTTTCATAGCTTGATCTGGATTGCAGTCTGTATTTTTCTAAATTCTCATTGTATTTTTGTTTTCTTTTTTCGTTTATCTCTTCGCCTTTGTCAATGAGCCTCTTTTTCATGTACTCATTTGTGCAAGGCTTACACCTAGCTTGAAGGCCGTCCTTTGCTGACGACTGTTTGCTGAATAGATTCTTCGATACTTCTTTTTTGCACGTTTGGCAGATTTTCATAAAAAAATGGGGCATCAGTTAAGATGCCCCATTCTATCATTTACGCAGAGAAGTTACTCAAGCCGTAAAGTTTCCATACAGCAAACCAGCAGGACGCTCAACGCCCAAGCCAAGGCGCTCTTCAGCGCGGATGGTGATCAGGTTGTTGGTGAAGTCTGCGTTCACGTAGCCCATCTCGATGACTGCGCCGCTGCGGTTATACAACACAGCAGAAGTGCGCAATGCGCCGATCAGGAACTTACCAGAAGCCATGTTGTTAGACAACACGACGTTCACGCCGAACGGGTTCATGCCAGCTGCAAAGCCAGGCATACCGTACAGGTACTCGCCAGAGCCACCGGTGTAAGTCTCGCGAGTGCGCTCCATTGCGCCCCAGTCAGCTGGGTTCACGATCACGGTGTCAGGTGCGTTGCCAGTTGCCCACAATGCGTACTTGGCGCGGTTGATGGCGTCAACCAACAAGTCATCGCTAGTAGCTGTGTAAGCAGTGAAGTTGCCGCTGTCGGTCAAGCCAGACAAGTTGGGGCTAGTGCCGTTGCCGTTGAGCAACTGAGCGTCGATGCGCTGGGCCAAGCCGTCACGCAAGCGAGACTCGATGTAAGCCACAACAGCAGGAGCATCAGCCAACAACTGGTTGGAGATCTTGATCCAATGGGCAACAGTCGTGATTGGCACGTTGTATTGCTCAAAAGTCACGTCAGACTCATTCTTGGCAGCGCCTTGAGACACTTCAGCAGCAGAGTTTGTCCAGCTGGCTTCACGCAAAGCGTTGACCATGTTGGTAGACACAGCGATGCTAGTCAAAGCAGCGCGGATGCTGGTTGGCAAGAAGTTGC